AACATGATCCAAGTTGCAAACGTAGATGGAACAAATGCTTGTGACATAACTATAGATGTACACAGCGCGGCATCAGGAGGCGGCACAGCGTATTCGCTTGTTGCAACCGTGTCTGTACCTGCTGACGCATCGTTGATTGTGCTGGACAAGAGCACCGCAATTTATTTAGAAGAGAATACTTCGATAACTGCAACTGCGGGTACGGCAAACGATTTAGAAGTAATTGTAAGCTACGAGCAAATCACCGACTAATAGGAGTCGCACATGGCTAGAGGTAGAGGCGGCTTTATAGGTCAAGACGGGCTGAACGCACCAGACAGCCCTACAAGTGTTAGTGGTACAGCAGGGGATCAACAAGTAAGCGTTGCATTTACAGCGCCGACGGACGTTGGTGGTTCTGCAATTACTGGATTTAGAGCGCAATCAAACACTGGTGTGGGCGCTTCTGGAACTTCTTCTCCGATTAATGTCACAGGTTTATCTAACGGCACAAGTTACACGTTTAACGTCTGGGCAATCAATGCGTTTGGTTACTCTGCACCTAGTGATGCGAGTGGGAGTGTTAGCCCAGCGGCTCCTATCGGTTTATTTGCAGGTGGCAGAACAACTGGGGCAGGTTCTTCCGCTACGAATGTAATAGACTTTATTACGTTGTCATCGGCTGGTAATACCACAGATTTTGGTGACTTAACAGTTACAAGATTTGAATTGTTCAAAGGTAGTGCGGGATCATCTACCCGTGGATTATTCATTGGTGGTGAAAATGCTGCTGGAACAAAACAGGATGTGGTTGATTACATAACATTTACATCAGCGGGCAATGCAACTGATTTTGGCAACCTATCAACCGCACGTCATATGGGTGGTTCATCCTCAAATGGCACTAGGGCATTAGCTGCGGGGGGTAATGATAGTCTAGTTATTGATTACTTTACCATTGCGTCAACAGGTAACGCTACAAATTTTGGTAACTTAACGGCTGCGTATAAAACAGTAAATGTTTCAAGTTTAGCCTCAAACACAAGGGCTGTATTCGGTAGTGATAGTGACGGTTCATCAAATGTAATGAGTTATGTTACTATAGCAAGCACAGGAAACGCTGCTGATTTTGGTGACTTACTTTCATCTGTTCAAAAGATTGGTGCGGGTAGTGATACGACAAGGGGTATTTGGACAGGCGGCATACCAAGTAATGTCATTCAATATATCACTATAGCCTCAACAGGTAATGCTACAGACTTTGGTGATTTAACGGCCTCATCAGAGGACAACACTGCTGTTACTAATTCAACTAAAATGGCTATATCTTTAGCAAGTTCAGCTAGTGCAATAGTCAACACTATTGACCAAATTACTATACAAACAACGGGTAATGCATCGGACTTTGGTGACTTATCAACTGCGAGACAAAGCACAGGTGGTGCCTCATCCGTTCACGGAGGACTTTCATAATGCCAAATTATCAAGGTGTATGGTCACTCTCTGCACATTTACAAGCCATAGGAGATACTAACTGGCTTATGCCTCCAGGTGTTCCTACAAGTGTAAGTGCTACAGCAGGAAATGCACAAGCAACTGTAACTTTTACTGCACCCACCTTTGCAGGTGTACCAGGAACTATTACAGGATTTAAAGTAACTTCTAGTGAAGGAGAAACAGCAACTGGTTCATCATCACCTATAACTGTCACTGGTCTTACAAACGGAACAGCATATACTTTTACTGTACAAGCACAAAACTCTACTGGTTTTGGTGGTTCTAGTTCTGCAAGTAGTTCAATATCACCTGCTCTTGGAAGAGGTATTTTTGGTGCAGGTTCTACAGGATCTAGGGTAAATACTATAGACTACGTAAGTATTGCAAGCACAGGTAATGCTACAGACTTTGGTGATCTTACTGTAGCAAGACAATGTTCCCCCTCTCTTATGTCATCAAGCACAAGATGTATTTTGGGGTCAGGTATAGAAGTTAGTGTTACTTATGCTACAACGCTTGATTATGTGACAATAGCTAGCACTGGTAATGCTACTGATTTTGGAGATTTAACTGTTGGTAGGTATGGTCAAGCAGGTTGTTCTAATAGTACAAGAGCCGTCACATTTAATGGAGATCAACAGTCAGGTACAGACAATACAATTGATTATGTAACCATTGCAAGTACAGGTAATGCTACAGATTTTGGTGATACGCAAACTACTGTTCGTAATCATGGTGCTTGTGCGTCTCCAACAAGAGGGCTAAGATGTGGAGGAAATGAGAGTGACGTTATAGAATACATTACGATTGGTACAACAGGAAACTCTACAGACTTTGGTAATCTTACACAGTCGAGATACTCCCCTGCGTGTGCAGGTTCTAACACAAGAGCTTGCATGGCAGGGGGAGAACATAGCTCAAAATTTAATATAATAGATTATGTAACAATAGCTTCAACAGGTAACGCTACTGACTTTGGCGATTTAACTGAGGCGCTTCAGGGTGCAGGTGGAACTAGTAATAGTACTCGTGCAGTTTATGGAGGTGGGGAAACTAGTAGCACTAATAGAAATAATATTGATTACATTACAATAGCAAGTACAGGTAATGCACAAGATTTTGGCGATCTGACACAAGGCCGAAGGGCTACGACATGTGGTGGAGATAGTCATGGAGGGATTGCATAGTGTCAACTAGAGATTATACAGCTAACGTTATATCTGCTACTCCAGTAGTACCTGATGGTAACTTTAAAGATAGCAAAGCATCAGGTGTGTGGGATATTAATGAAGCACTAGATCTTATCAAAGGTGGTAACTGGCCTAACGCAGCTAACCTTAACCCTGCTGCTTTTGTTGATGGTTTGTTTCAGACTCATTTGTATACTGGTACAGGCTCTTCTGCACAAACGATTACAAACAACATTGATCTAACCAAAGGTGGGCTGGTTTGGGTAAAACATAGGTCTTTATCAGCTAGTCACATTTTAACTGATAGTGAGCGAGGTGTCCAGTATTTAAGATCAGACACAAATGATGCACAAATAAACCAATCACTGATAACAAATTTTGTATCAACAGGTTTTACTGCAAATGGCGACAGTGTAAATTATGCTAATGATAATGGCGAAGATTATGTCTCTTGGACCTTTAGGAAGCAGCCTAAATTTTTTGATATTGTGACGTATACAGGGAATGGAAGTTCTAGCCAAACGATAAGTCATAGTCTTGGGTCAGTTCCTGGCATGATAATTGTAAAGCGTTATGATGGCACATCAACTGAAGGTTGGGAAGTGTACCATAGAGGGGTTTCTTTTAATGCAGGAAATCGTTTATTCTTAAACCTTACTAATGCAGTAGCTGTCGGCTCAGGGGCTTTTGCATCTGCACCAACTTCAACAGAGTTTTACGTTGGTCCTGACAGTGGCACTAACGCCTCTAGTGGCTCATACATAGCCTACCTATTCGCACACAATGCTGACTCAACAGACTCTGTGCAAACATCACTACAAGGTAAAACCTTATCAAACTTAGGAAGTGCTTTTGATGGTAGTTATCCAATTACAGAAATAAATGATGGAGTTGCTGAAACAAATAATGCAAACAGTATAGGATATGTTTCCAATGCTGACATGGACATTTCCGTTGACTATGGTTCAGCCGTTGTTGCAAACGCATATTATATTGCTCCCCAAGGAGATCAAGGTGGTTCAGTATATAATACACCAACAGCTTTTACTGCATATGGTTCTAATGATGGTTCTTCTTGGACAAGTTTAGCAAGTTTTTCAAGTATTAGTGGATTTGCGGCAGGTTCTTTTAAAGAGTTCACTTTTAGTAATACAACAGCTTATAGATACTACAGGCTTGAAATTACAGCTTCATCTGCATCAGGAGTGTCTATAAGTGAATGGGAACTTGGTCTTAAACCTGATGCATCAGAAGTAGGTGACTTTGGTGAGGCTGGAGATTCTAATATTATTAAGTGTGGGGGTTACACTGGTAATGGTTCTACGGATGGCACAGAAGTAAACCTTGGATTTGAACCGCAATGGTTAATGATAAAGGCTACTTCGGTAGCAAGAGATTGGCATATATTCGATGCTATTCGAGGCACTGTTGTTGGTGGTAATGATTCTTTACTACAAGCTAATTTAAGTGATGCTGAGTCATCAGGCACAGAGTTTGTTTCATTTACCCCGACAGGTTTTAAGCTTAACTCAACAGATAATAAAGTAAACGGTAACAATCACACCTACATCTTTATGGCAATAAGACGTGGTGGTATGCAAACCCCAACTTCAGCGTCTGATGTGTTTGGTGTTAATTACACTTACACATATGATGTTAATGGTGCTACTGGCGGTAGTTCAGCACAACTTATAGGTTATATAGGCGAACCTGCTGATCTTAATATGCAAGGTTATAGAAGCGGTAGTAGTTTTAATGCTACTGTTTACGATAGATTGCGAAACAATAAGTATTTTATTACTAATAGTAATCCAGCAGAAGCATCTGTTTCGGGTAATTTTTGGGATAATATGGCAGGTTTTAGAGAAGTTGCTTCTGCTCAAGATACAACCATGATTAGTTGGACTTGGAAAAGAGCTAGAGGTTATTTTGACATGGTTGCTTACTCAGGCACAGGAAGTGCAAGAACCGTAAGTCATAACCTTGGTGCAGTGCCTGAGATGATTTGGGTTAAAAGAAGAGATTCAGGAGGCTCTTGGGGAGTTTGGCATAAAGATCTTACCTCTGGATACTATTTAAGTATTAACACTAGCGATGCAGAAGGCTCAAATAGTAATGTTTTTACTACCACTGATCCTACTGCAACACAGTTTTCAGTAGGTAGTCAAGGTTTTACTAACAACTCTGGCGGAACATTCATGGCCTACCTTTTTGCTACCGTAACAGGTGTATCGAAGGTGGGAAGCTACTCTGGGAATGGTGGCAGTCAGACTATTGATTGTGGTTTTAGTGGCGGTACTGGTGCTAGGTTTGTTTTAATCAAAAGGACAGATCAAGCGGCTGATTGGAAAGTTTATGATACAGTACGAGGTATTGTTGCAGGTAATGACCCTGAATTAGCTTTAAACTCAAATGCAGCAGAGGTTACAGGATATGATTATATAGACCCACATTCTTCTGGGTTTATTATACCAGTTGATAATTTTAATACAAATGCATCAGGTGGCTCATACATCTTCTACGCAATAGCATAGTAAAAAAATAACAACAAAGGATTAAAATGTTAAAAGACTTATCAAAAACTTATAACGAGGATCAGACACAACTGGTCACACAAGACATAGACATTCAGCTACCAATGTCAAAGCCTGAATACAAATCTATGTTGGCTAATATAAAAGAACATGCTCCTGCTATACGACAGGCATCAAGCAACTTCTACAAGTCTCACTCACAGATGATGAGTGTAACACTGGACGTTACAGCTATCACACCCATACGTTCTATCAAACACAGTCTGGCTGAGATAGAAAAAACTAAATCTGCACTACAAGAGTCTTACTTTAAAATGAAGAAGGATGAAGTAAAACTAAAGAAGTTAGAACGTAAGCTACTAGAAGAGACTGACGATTTAGAACGGGAGATGCTAGAGATTAAGATAACAGAGAAGCAAGCACAGGCTGCAAGCTCTCGTGGTTATGTCGAAGGTGCAGTTCGTAAGTTAAACTTCTTTACAAATCAGTACGACAATTTGATGGAGAAAATAGGTAAAGAGGAACTAACAGAAGAAGACTACGAGCTAGAAGAAATCAAGTACCACATTATGACCTGCATGAAACAAGCACTCAACAGTGCGAGACCTAGAGGTGGTGTCATTGATGAAGGTAACATGATCTACTTGTTTGACTTGGGTATCAACGCAGCACAGGCACAGGCTGAAGTATTTGCTTACCTAGAGTGGGAGAACAAGATAGTACAAGAAGGTAAAGCACCAGAGCATCATCACACAGTACAGTGGCTAGAGGCTTGTGCAGACAAGTGGGCACACTGCCCAGGTGACTTTGCTAACAGTCGTGGATTTAACATACTAGATAAAACATCTTTAACAAACACACCTCAATTGGAGGATAATACAAAGGAGAACTAAAATGGGAAAAGATAAAAAGACCCCAGTAATTGTTAATAATAAAGAATATTTTGCAGAAGACTTAACAGATCAACAGAAGAGTATGTTGAATCACATACAAGACTTAGACCGTAAATTAAAAAGTGCTAAGTTTAACGTTGATCAACTTAACGTAGGCCGAGAAGCATTTATAAGTATGCTATCTAACTCACTAGAGAACGTAAATGAGTGACATCAAACTAACCCCTGAAGATCTAGAAGAGATGCTAGACAACGCAGCTAGACGTGGTGCTAAAGAGGCACTGCGTTCTATTGGGTTACTTGATGATGATGCAGCTAAAGATATCATAGAGATGCGTAGTCTTCTAGAGGCTTGGAGAGACACACGTAAATCTGTTTGGTCAACAATAGTTAAAGTAACCACTGTCGCACTGCTAACATTTATTGCAGGTGCAGTGTGGATGACAATGGGTAAGTAAGGGAATAGACATGGCAATTTCAGAAAATTCACCAGATATAAGACTTGCAAGAAAGTTCTTAGGCTTTGAAGGACCACCTCAACAGCTTGATAATTTTTTACAAGCTAATCCTGCAGCAGCTGCACGTATGGGTAAATACAGACAAGCCATGATGAGTATGAGTGGTATGCGTGTAGGTGCTCAAGCAGGCACTGCTGGAACATCTCTTGAAGACTTTCAAAAGATGCAGCAAGATCTTATTGTTCAAACTATGAAACCTGCCCCTGCTACTGTAAGCCAGATCACACCTCAAGCAGGTCAAACTATTCCATCTACTGCAGGTCAGGCAACTGCGACAGCTCCTACAACTCCTGCTGCTACAGTGGGATCAGTACAGCAAATGCCTACACCTACAGCAATGACTGCTGGAACTATGACTGCTGATACTGCTGCTACAGATGTGGCTACAGAGGCTGCTAAATTAACTGCTGCTCAAGGAGCTATAAGACCTGGTGCAATAATTCCTGTAGAACAACAAACAACTAGTGCTGTTTCTAATGTAAAAGAAGCTCAAGGAACAGCAATACAAATAGACAGTCCAGAAGCTAGAAAAATAAAAACAGATCCTGTAACTGGTGAAAGTGAAATAATATCTGGTGCTGCTAATGCTCAAACTGCGGCTGCATTTACTGAAGCAAGGCAACATGCTGAAGCTACACCTACTAAACAAGCCACAGTTCAAGGTCAGTTAGAGGGATTGATGGCTCAGTTCGAGAGTGGTGCTACACCCTCTTGGGCTGCTGGAGCCATGAGAGCTGCAACCAGTGCTATGATTTCTAGAGGTTTAGGTGCATCTTCGATAGCAGGACAAGCTATTGTACAGGCAGCTATGGAATCTGCGTTACCAATTGCACAAATGGATGCACAGGTAATGGCTCAGTTTGAAGCACAGAACTTATCTAACAGACAACAACGTGCAATGCTTGCTGCACAACAACGTGCTGCATTTATAGGTCAAGAGTTTGATCAAGCATTTCAAGCTCGTGTGCAAAATGCTTCTCGTCTAGCTGACATAGCTAATAGAAACTTTACAGCTGAACAACAGATAGCATTAGAGGATTCTCGTGCTCTTAACACAATGGAGTTATCTAATCTATCTAATAGCCAAGCCATAGTAATGGCAGAGGCTGCTGCTTTATCTCAACTTGACATAGCAAATTTATCAAATAGACAACAAACTGCTGTACAAAATGCTCAAAACTTTTTGCAAATGGATATGACAAACCTTGCAAATACACAGCAAACTGAGTTGTTTAAGACTCAACAAAACATACAAGCTTTGTTTACAGATCAAGCTGCAAGAAATGCTGCAGAACAATTTAACGCTACAAGTGAAAATCAAACTAACCAGTTCTTTGCTAATCTTTCTGCCCAAGCATCACAGTTTAATGCAGCCCAACAGAATGCCATGAATCAGTTTGATGTAAATGCTACCAATGCCATGCGTCAGTTTAACTCAGAGGTACAACAACAACGTGATCTGTTTAATGCACAAAATGGTTTAGTCATTGCTCAAGCTAACGCACAGTGGAGACAGAATCTAGCAACAGTTAATACTGCAGCAGAGAATCAAGCAAACATGGACTTTGCTAAAACTATAAATGCTATGTCCATGAAAAACTTAGATGAGATATGGCAACGTGAACGAGACATTATGTCGTTTGCATTTACTGCTGATCAGTCTGCAATGGATAGGGCATTACAAATTATAATGGGTGATAAAGAACTTGAGATAGCTAGAGAAAAACTTAACAATGTTAAGAAAACAGAAAATACACAGCTTGCCATGAGATTCTTATTTGGCTCAAGTCCAACAGGTATTCTTGGTGGAGTACTAGGAGCGTTATAGGTTAAGGAATAAAATATGTCTGAATTAAATTATAAAATTAATTACACAAGTATGATTGATGCTCTACAAATGGGTGGCACTGCAGGTTTAGAATCTCTTAGATCTTCTAGAACTACTAGAGGTCTTGGTACAAAATTAGATACTGAAAAGTATGTAAAAGATGAGGAGGATAAACCATCTCTACAAAAAAGAATTTTAGATAGTATGGATAAAGTTAAAAAAGAAAATAAAACTATGGCGGAGAGGATGAAAGAATTTGGTGTTGAAAAAGATCCTGTAACTGGAGAGCTAGTAAGGACAGATCCACCAATTAAAAAACCAACTGAGATTTCTAAAACATCTGGTATAACTGTAGACTCAGCCTATGAAACTTCTTTTAAATTAATGGATGATTTGAGGAAAGATTATAATTTAACTACAGAACAAGCTGCAGCTTTTGTTGGAAACCTTTGGTATGAAACTGGTGGGTTTACTGCCTTTCAAGAGATTGATCCAAAAGTAGGAAGAGGTGGTTTAGGATTTGCTCAATGGACAGCATCAAGAAGAGTTACTTTTGAGGAATATCTTAGACAACAGGGTAATTTAAGTGCAGACGATTATGGTGCAAACTATGGGTATTTAAAGAAAGAATTAAATTCAACAGAGAAAAAAGTTTTAAAGACTTTACGAGGTCAAGTTGCAAGATCTGGAGAAAATGTAGTTGATATAGAAGAGGCAACAGAAATAATATCTGATGTCTTTTTTAGACCTAAAGAAGAAACAGCACGTAAAGATAGAAGAATTGATGCTGCAAAAGATATTTTACAAAGGTACAAAGAGGACAGGAGTCTTAAATAATGTTAATGTTTGAAAGACCTATACCAGGCCAGTCATTGACTGCAGAACCAAAGAGCCAAGCTTTTGAAAGACCTCCAGAGATAACTGATCCTATCGAAGCTTTAGATGCACACATGGATAATCTTGCTAGAGAAGGTGCAATGGAAGATGCACTATACTTTTTAGAGTTTGGTGTAGATCTGGTAACACTAGTTCAAGGTATACTTCGTGGTGCTGTAATGGAAGGTATACATAGTATTGATGTAAGTCTTATCATCGCACCTGTATTACACGAACATATAAAGGGTTTTGCTGATGCATCTGGAGTAGAGTATGACGAGGGTTTTGAAAACGAAGAGGGTAAGAAAGCATTGTCTTACAGGCGTGATGTAGCTAGGGCAAAAGAAATGTTAAAACAAATAAAAGAAGAAGATGCTCCTAGCCCAGACTCTTTTGTTCCAGAGCCTATGGAAGAACCAGAACCAGAGCCTGAGATAGAAGAACAAGAACCAGTTCAAACTGGTCTAATGGCGAGGATGTAACTATGGGTGTTGCTAGAGGAATACTTAATTATTTAGAAGATGTAGATGCAGCTCGGGCTGTAGAAAAGAAAAAACAAGATGAGCGAGAAGCTCTAGCTTTTGAGTTAGAGATGAAGTATGGTAGTAACTTTTTAGCTCCCTCTAAAAAAGGTAAAGATACAGGTACATCTTCTAGGACAGCTGTCGCTGCATTGATGAAAACATACAATGTTAGTGAAGAAGCACTTGCGCCTATCTTAGCTAGTGGTGATAAAACAGCGGCACCTAGATTATTAAATATATTAGAGAAACAGAAATTAAAATATGGAGGTGAAGGATTAATTTTACCTGAAGATGTTGTATCAGGTATAATTGAAGATGCTGTGATAACTCAGTCAGCTACAAGGGAAATAGATTTTTCTAGGCTAGAAGACTTTATTGGTCGTGAGATGGATTCATTGTATAAGGATCTCTTAAAGTCACAGTCAAAAGATCCTGGAGCTGTGTTCTTTCCTGAACCTGTTTTTGTGGAGAGACCATCTTTAGAAGATCTAGATAGGTTTGAGAAGAGAGCAATTGCAGGTAATCTAACTCGTGCTCAAGATGAATTAAATATGGTTATGAATAAAATAGCTGAGTTTAATTCTTTAGATGAAGGTGGTAATCTTACAACAGATCAGATAGCTGAACGTGCTTGGTTGACTGACAGAAAAGTTGAAATTGAAACTGCTGTAAAATCTTTTGAAGATGATAACGTAGTGCCAATAGCAGGTTTATATGGAACAGCTTATACTAGAACATTACAACAACTCTATCCTAAGTATGAAGATGCTTATCTTAATCCTGCACTATTAAATGCCTCTAGTAAAGATATTACTGTTCCTAATAGAGCAGTTGCTGAAAGTTTAGCTGCAGCTGGAATATTAAAAGAAGGCGATGTTGTAATTAATGGGCAGACTGGTAAGAAAATTAGAATTGGTGGCTAAATGGCAGAGCAATTTGAAGATCCAATAACTATAGGTGATAAAAATTTTGAACCACCTATAGTTACAGAAGGAGACTTTGAAGAACCTATTGAACTAGACAGAGTTACTACTCAGTCTCCCATAGTTCCTCAAGGTATTGACAACTCTTCCTATGTTGATCTAGAAAAAATTTTTGCAGACTATGGTCGTAAGCTAACTAAAGAAGACATCTTAAATGATGATCGTCTCATGGAAGTTATTCGTTCTAGTTTAGAAGCTAGATTTACTCCAAGTGGTGTGCTCACTAAAGCTAGACGTGGTGTCACTGGTTTAGCAGGTGGTGCCATAGGTGGATTATCTTCTCAAGACTACCGTGAGATGAGTGACAATAAAGTTTTTGAGGTCTGGCAGAACTATCAAAGATCTTTTGCTGGGGGTCAGACAGTTACGACAGGTAACGAGATAGCCTATGGTATGTCATCAGATGATAATACTAAGGTAAAACTTGGGGCAGGTTATCTTTTATTCGACCAAATGGACAATGCTTTTACAGGCGAAGGTTCTTGGTCAGAGATGGGTGATGCTATTTGGGACTACAGTAAGTCTGCTGTTTATGACCCATCAACAATACTTTCTTTAGGTTTAGGTAAACTATTTGGTTTTGGTGCAACTAAAGCAAGCGGTGCAGTAGCACGTAACCTTATGGTCAAGGCTTATCAAGAACAGGTTAAAAGAGGTGTAGGTAAACAGACAGCTCTAGCCAGTGTAGGCAAAGCAGTTGCCACTACTCTACCATATGCCACAGCAGATGCTATAATAGGTGCAGGTGTAGATGTATTGTATCAAACCCAACTTATTGATGTAGGTGTTCAGAAAGAATATTCAGCTGCTCAAACAGCGATTGCATCGGCAGGTGCTCTTGTTGTTATACCTACATTAAAAACAGTAGGTGCATCTATCAAAGAGTTTCGTAAAAGTGAGATAGCACCACAGTTTTTAGCATATAAAGAGTTCGATGAGAACGTTCTTAAAATAAGTTTAGAAGATGCTAAGAAAGCACTTCGTAAACGAGTTAAAAAGAAAGTTCTCATTGATTCCGTTGACGAGAACTTTGGTTTAATAAAAGGCAATACAAAAGATTTTTTAGCTTGGCCTAAGTTTAGAGAAAAGGCAAAAGAACGTGTTGCAGTTCGTGGTGAAAAATATACAGATGACGAAGTGACAAATGCTTTCTTTCAATACTTCTTTTTAGGAAATCCAGATGGTAAAACAAAAGGTTATTATCAAGCTTTAAAAGAAGCAGGGTTTGTTGTTCACGAATCTATGTTAGAAGAAGTAAATAAAAAGACTGGTAGAAGCATTGGCATATCAGGTGTATTTGGTCAAAGTATTAAATTTCTTTCAGTACCTAAAGTTAAACAGATAGTTAAAAAGTTTGAGAAAGATACTGGATATAAACTAAGGTTTATGGATGAGGACGGTATTGTTATAACTGGAGATAACGTTACACCAGTAAGTCTTGCCTCACACTTTGCACGTCAAGCAAGTCTTGCAGGTGAAAGCTTGTGGCTACCATCTCACCTTAGTCGTTTAGAAAAAGCTGGAGTAGATATTAAAGATGCTGTAGCAATCGCAGGTGGTAATGCTAAACTAGCTGATGAACCTAAACGATTACAATATACCATGTCTGTTTATAAAAGACTTCTTACATCTCACTTAGCTACAACTGGTGCAAACGTAAAAGGTTTTACACAGCTTGTAAGTATTAACAGTCTTGCAGATTTTTTTACAGCTGCTGTTAATCTTGGTCAAGCACGTTTAGCTAAACGTGCAGGTGATATAGAGTCTGCAGAAAAATTTATGAATAGATCCTATGGCTCTGCAGTTGGTGCTATCCGTAGAGGAGTTGATGTATTATCTCCAGACATATCTATGGAGTACGCTGACAAAATACTTTCCTTAAATCCAGAGGTTGCTTCAAAATTATTTAGAGATGTTTCTGGTGATGGTGGTGTGCGTGATGCTTTATCTGATTTTAATTTAGATAAGATTAAACGTAAACCAGGCAGTGTTCTTGAAGGATCAGAAGAAGCAGAGATGCTAGCGTTTAGAGGCATTGATGCTGTAACCAAAGGTGCTCAAACATTAACCATGGTTAGGCTACAAGATGAGCTAACTAAGATATGGTCTTTTGGTACGAACCTAAATCAGGCAATCATGCGTGAATATGGCATGACATTTGAGAAGTTTTTTGATCCTGCTAAAGCTGCTGACACTGCACTTGAAATGTCATCTGATAGATTTCAAAAAAATGTTTTAGATAAAGCAGTGTTTCGTACACTAAGAGAAACAGCTTCTGTCAATTGGTCCACACTTCCAGGAAAAGAATCTTTAATCTCTGCTAGAACTTGGGCAAAGAGTGTTGAAGCATTTACAAACAAAACTCCTTTGGGTTTTATAGTACCTTTTGGTAGCTTCTTAAATACTACAGTAGCAACCATGGCTGACTTAATTGGTATAAATGCCATGAGGTTTGCAGTTAAAAAGATGACAGGTCAAGAGTTAGACTTTGCAACTCGTGAGGGTGCAGAGGCACTAGGTAAAATGGCAGCAGGTTGGTCTCTAATTGCAACAGGTATTTATGTAACAGGTGGTGCTAAAGATAGAATAGAAAACAACCTAGCTTACAACCAAGATATGCAACCTGATGGTAGTATTCAAGATAGAAAATATGATTGGCCTGTCTCAACTATGAGACTCTTATCTCAGATAGGTGCACATGGCTTAGGTGTAGATAATAATTGGGAATGGAGTGAAGTTCCTACAGATCTTTGGAAAGAATTAGCAGTTCAAGTTGGTGGACAAGCTGTAAGAGATCTAGATGCTACGGGTCAAACTATTGTTTACGCAAGTGAACAAGCTCTAGAAGGTAATTTTCAACCTTTAGAAGATATGTTTGGTGGGGCCACAGCTAGAATTACTCAAGGTGCAACAAGACCACTAGATCCTATCAATCAAGTTTGGGGTATGGTATCTGATGTTAATCTAAATCCTGATAGAAGACAGGGTGCAGAAACTCAGAATCAAATGCTTCGTTATATTGATAATGTACTTGGTAATACAAAAGAGGGTATGCCAAGACGTGCTACTCCAACAAGAGGTAGACAGTTTGTCCCAGATATAGGAAAACAAATACTTGGAAATAGAACACTTCAAGTTCCTAATCTAATAGAGAAGATGATGAATGCTGCAGGTAGACCGTACTGGAAGTCAATACGTTTTGATGGACCTGCAGAGATTAAAAATAAAATGGACGCATTGGCAGCTCCGTTCTTTGAGACAAGAGCTTTAGAGTATTTAAAAAAGAATCCAGATTATTTTAGATTACCGTTAAAAGATAAACAAAAGATATTAGATACAATATCTACAAAAGTTAAACAAGATGTAACCGACATTGTAAAAACAGGTATGCCTAAAAGTATAAATGTTTTAAGAACTCTTTCAGGTAAAAATAAAAAAGAAGTTAGAAACGTCATGAAGTTTCTAGGTATCGAAGGTAGTATAGAGGACTTATTAAAAGAGGAGGATGGTCTCCAACAACTGTTACGAATACAAAGTCTAGTTGATAGCTACGATGATATATTCTATGGAGATCTAGACTTAGACTAAAACAAAAGGGGGCTAAACGCCCCCTCTTTTTTATGTATCATCTTCTAACATATAGTCTGCCCAATCAAAAGATGCTTTCTTAATTTCTTGCATTCTCCAAGTCTGTCTACCTGATGAGATAAAACCACCCATAGCTTGACCTGCTAAGTATAAACGAGGTGTTAATTCTTTTACCTTAGCAGGTTTACGTTTTTGTTGAGCAAACTTTTTAGCTTCTTCTTCGAGACTCTTTGTCAAGTACTTGCTCCTTGTTTTTGAAGTAGGCTTTGTTAAAGCCAAACTCCCAGTCCCTATGATCTTTTGTATTTTGAGGATAGGGATTAGTTAGGTTTCCTACTAAGAAACCTCTGTAGCCTTGATTAAACGGCTTGGCTACTTTCGCTTTTGTAGTTGTACTAGTGCGCTTAGATACCATTGTGCTTTCTCCAAATCTTGTACACCATTTTTATATCGCCATCTGTGGAGATACTTTGCAATATTACCTCTATAGTAACCTGTTAGCTCTTCATCTGTCAAGAAGTCTTCTATATACTTAATACATTCTATTGTGCCTTGACCATAGTGTTGAGGCTTTTTTACTGGATCATAGTCATTACCCATAGTCAGTGTTGTAGGACTATCGTCAGTTATAGTTACAGTATCTTTAGATAACTCTGCTATCGCATCATCAAAATTTATCATAAGTTTATTAACTCCGCTTCTTGGTATGGAATGTGAAAGAATGTTTCACCCTTTGGGATTCTCCTGCCGACAGCAACCTTGAGTGTATCATCTGTCATAAGAGTATCCTTTATACGCCATGCTTTGTCCATAAATTTATTTAAGACGTAAAAGTTTAACACTCCATTTTGATCTTTATATTTTTCTACGAGTCTCCTTTTTCTTCCTGGGATTCTAATCTCAGCCCAATGCTCAGGCCATTCATCTTTCCAAGATGACTTAACTTCTACTTCATTAAAATAGGTAAACCCATCTTTCGTAGAAACTATATCAGCATCAAAAGTTTCTTTGTCCTTAACAATAGTGTGTCCTTTTGATATCAGATAATCTGACAGAGTTTTCTTTGATGGCTCATCTACCAGATCATAAATATCTTTTCTAAAAGGTCTAACGTGAACTTGCATATTATGCTCCTATGTCTACTATTTCACAAACGTCACCAGTACAAGCAAGAGTTTGGCTGCTTGCAGTAGTATCTTCTTTTTCATACTCTGAAAGCTTTGCCCAGTCAATACTTTTTGGCATTATTTTTGATAATTTTTTATAATCGTCTTTTGTGCAACTCTGGTATG